AGCTTGATTATTAATACCCATTTGTTTACCAACTTCATCTAACATAGCATCGCTAGCTCCCTTAAATGCTTCCATCGATGCATTAATATCTTTTTTGAATGCTTCGCTCTGCATAACTTGACCTAATGATTTACCTTTGTTTTCAGGATTTGTATTAGCATTGTATAATGCAGTAGACAACGCACTCATTGCTTCTTGTAGTTTATTAGAACTTTCACTATTATATGCTCTTGCACCTATCCTTAATGCTATACTATTAACAGTATTCATTATATTTGTTGTGGCAGTATATTGAGATCTGGCTATATCAATCGGATTTTGTGCAGCCATTTTTTCTTGTAGTTTTTGGAATTCACCTATACTACCTCCCATTTCTTCTATTGAATGGAATCCTTCCTCCATACCCATTTTTTTAGCAATATCCTCAGGTATATCAAAACCAACTTTACCACCTTTTAATGTTGCTAAATTTGCAACAAACTCCTTTTGGTCAGGTTTTATACTTGGGAACATATCTATTTTGGACATTATTTCAAATTTGTTTGCTGCCCTAACAGCCATATTTGTCAATTCCCCTGTTGACATACCTAAAGCTTTGGCCATTTCATTTGCTCTTCTTAAATTAGCACCAGACACTTCAAATCTACCTTGTTCTGTATTAAATGTGGCTAAACTTTTAGCAGCTCCTATTAAACTATCTTGTAAACCGTCAACATTATTTGTTGCATCATACATTAATTTTATTGGGTCACCAAAATCACCAAATGCACCACCTAAAGCTTGTAAATTAGCAGTCATATCAATTGCTTTAGCAGGGTCAAATAAATCATTAGCAATATTCAAAGTTTTATCAATAGAAATACCTAATGATTGAGCTTGTTGAACCATTCTGCCTAAACCTTCAATGCCGTTTTTAAACCCGTATGAATTTAGTTTATCTAAGTTTGTTACTAATGTATCTGTTACCTTTTTGGCATTAAGGCCCATTCCAATAGATGACTTTCCAATATCATCAACCGATTTGGCTGCATCTGCTAAACCCAAGCCAACACTTCTAAATTTCTCTACATTTTCTAATAAAAATGTGTTTGATTTAGTATATGCAGCTGATGCTTCTAATCCTTCAGCTATGGTTTGTTTTCCAACTAAAGCAAGTTTTCCACTTGCTTCTGTAAGACTTCTAACACCATCAATGGTGTTTTTCATTGTTACTCCGTAATTGGCAACTTCAGAACCGATGAAACCAATTTGTTTTCGCATACCGTCAGCTAACTCACCATACGCTGAGCCTTGACCTTCTAAATTAGTACGCATCTCTGCGTCCATTTGTGCAATTGTTTGAATTACCTTTGTAGCTCCACCAGTTAAATCACCAATTAAACCAGGTATGTTGAAACTTGACAATCTATCAACAATTTTGTCCACAGTGTTTTCAACATCATTCAAACCAATTCTATATTTTTCGGTATCTAATTGATCTACAAGAGGAGCAGTTACTAAACTAACTGTTTTCTCAAGAGCTGAAGAATTGGTATTAAATTTTGTTTGAAGTTCACGAAATTTACCATCGATATAATCTTTCGTACCAGGTGATACATCATCGGGTTTATTTTGGAGTAACATATATTAATCTATTATTTATAATAAATAGCTTATTCATTATTTTCTAATAAAAGGCCAACAATGTTATTTTTCTCGTGTATAGGTAAATTAAGAATTTCATTATATGAAAAACCATTCCTTAATAAAAATAACGTAGTTTGTATTTGATTTTTTTTATATTCCGTAGAAGGGACGAAAAAAGTCAACCCCAAAATCCACTAAAACTGGGATTTTTTCTCCTGATGGGGCTGTTACTTCAACAATTAAATCTAAACCTGGTTTATTTTCATTCACGAATCTTCGAATGGCTTGTGAATCTTTAATTGGCATATTCTGAATAAAAGTATAAATCGCCATTGGGTCTCTATTTCCTTCAATTGATTTAATTAACATTTCCAATCTTTTGGTGTTAATTGGTGGTACAGCCACAGAGGAGTCATTTTTGATTTTATCTAAATCACTCAATTGTTTTTTGTTCAAAAATTTAAAAGTTATATTTTTTTCACTAACAGGAAGGAAGAATTCATACTCACCATTAGCATCTGCAATTAAATTGAAATCTTTGGTTTTCATTACCGATAAATCTATAGTAGCTAAAAATTCTTTGTTTGTTATAGGATCATTTAATTTAATTGTATATTCACTACCAAAAGCAGTATTTCTTAAGAATACTAATATTGCTTGTATGTCTTCATCTACTATTTCATCAATTGAAATGTCTTTATCAAGTATTTTTCTTTTCAATAATTCATCAACAATTGAATTATTATCTGATTGAGATAAATTTGGTGATTGTAAAATATTTTCATCTGCTGCAGTTAAATAAGCAACTCTTAAACTTTTTTTATTATTTTTATAATAAATTCCTTGTGAGGGTAATGGGACTACGTCATATTGAATCGTAGGATCCACTCTAAATGTTTCTTCCATAGTATCAATTTATATAATAACTATGGTAAAGTAAAGTTTTTTAAATAAAAAAACCGATACCCACAAAATAGGATACCGGTTTAATTTTAAATTTAAATTTGTATTAATATACTAAAATACATCTATCAGGACGTAAAGTAACGTCGATATCTGCAATTTCATCTCTAGAGTAATCTAATTGACCAAAGTTGATGTCTTGCAAAAATGTACCTTGTAATGTCCATTTTTCAATAACAACACCTGTTGGATCAAGCATCTCCAAATCAATATCTTTTTTATAACCAGCAGCATAACCCATTCTACCAGTTACTGATTCTGCGTGTAAACGGAACCATTCCATTAATGCTTGAGCAGCTGAAGGTCCAATTGGATCTCTAAATTTCACTTTCATAGTATCCCAAACGAATCTACCAGCAACATAAGTTGAAGTATTAAGGAATTGTATTTCAGTTGAGTTTATTTTAGCACTAGGTCTTTGTGAACTAGATACATACCACTCATTTATACCCATTGATGAAGGAAATCTTAGGATAAATCTATTCTGTCTTTTCGGTTCATATGGAACCGGCATCTTCATTAGTAAATCTGCCATATTGTTTTATATTAATTGTTTTTGTTTAATTATCTTGTTTATTATAAATATCTTCGTTTTAAAAAAATATTTTTTCCATTTTACTTGACTTTATCAATTATTTTCCGTAGTTTTTTACTAGAACCAGTTTTAAATACTTTTTAATCAATAATATTAATTATCTCTATTATAATTAAATACTTTAAATTTCTAATTAATTAATTAATACCTCAAATAAATCTATAATATACTAGTCTAGTATACTGGGTATCATTTTTTTTTCTTATATTTGTTCCACAAATCACAATAATGTTCCACATTAACATATTTATTTAAAAATAGATTATGAGAATAAGAAACCCTAAAGGCATTTATAAATTAACATGTAGCAAATGTGATAAACCAATTGAAAATGAGTTAGTTGGGAGACAAAGATATTGTAGAAAATGTAAAGCAGAGAATACAAAACTACATAGAAAAAATTATAGTGAACTGTCAGAAGAAGAGAAAATGAAATCGAATGCCAGAGCTTACTTACATGTCTATGTAAAAAGGGGAAAATTAACCAAACTTCCTTGTAGTATTTGTGGTGATGAAAAAAGTGAAGCCCATCATACCGATTATAATAAACCAATTGATGTTATATGGTATTGTAGAAAATGTCATATGGAACAACACAAATAAAAAAAGGGGATGTTTTAACACCCCCTTTTATTCTTTTTAATATTCTTCCAAATTATGCATTTTCGAATGATGCACCCGTTGGTGTAATAACAAATTCCAAATCTATAAATTCTAAAGAACGAGTAGGTTGGATGTATATTTTACCACTTAACAGGTTGTTATCCAAATCAGAAGGATCACTAGATACCGTTACACGGAAGTCTGTTAAACCCCTTTCTTTTTGTATTTGGGTTAAAATTGGATTTACCAATCTTAAGAATTCTTGTCTAACTGTATCGTCATTTTGTTCAAATAACAATCTTACAGCTACCGCAGATATTAATAATCTAGCTTGTAATAACAATCTTCTTACATTTAATCTATCCAAAGCTGATTGTGCAACTTGTAATGTTTTATTACCCCAAATGATAGTACCAGTGTCTGAGAATGTAGCAATTGGGTTGATATTGTTGTTATATAGATTATCTCTATCGCTTAAAGTTAATTTAGTAACCGCTTTAATTGAATTTACTAAACCTCTAGTATAACCTGCTGATGCAAACCAAGGATAAGCAACATTATCAGTTAAGGCAATGTTTCTTACAACCTCACCTGTTGGTGGGATGTATACTTGAGTTGAATTATAAGGATCAGTTACTTGAATCCAAGGCCAATATGTAGCTGAATAGTTACTATCATAACCTTGATTTTGTATTGCTGAAACTACTTCTGCAGCTGTACTATAGTTTGGTGAATTTATCACGTATACTGAATCCGCTCTATCGGTTTCTATCATATCAATTGTTAAATTAGTTAACGATGAATGATCGTTAAAATTTAAACCTGGTGTTGCAAACACATTGATAGCAACAGCCTCAGGGTTAGCATATGTTTGAATGCCTTGTAAATAAGCATAGTAATCAGAATTTCCAAAAGATGAACTAAATACACCTCCGTTATTTGTATTACTTGCATTATACAATGCTTTACCGAAAATATAACCATCGGTATTTGTTCTTGTTTGTCTGTAGATGTCCCAACCATCAAAACCACCAGCTACAGCAAATGTAAATTTACAAGCATTTTTGTTAGTTAATGGGTTGTTATTACCTGTTTGACCTTCTAAATCGTATTGAGTTGTTTGATAAACAGTATTACCTGATACATCTGTTATTCCCGCAGCATTTACTGACAAGTGGAAACCGAATGTTGTTTCATTTGCGCTTTTCCCTTTATATTGGAATAAGCTATTATCATAATATGTTTCAAATGAATTAGAAGAAAATAAACCTAAGGTTGTTTTTCTTAATGAATCACCACTTGAGATATGTGGAGTACCGTCAGCTTCATAGTACATAACATCACCTGCATTATAATATTGAGTCTTGTAAATTACGCTACCCAAATTACCAGGTGTTGCATTAGAACCATTATTAAGTTTTCCTGTGTATCCGTTATAACTTGTAAAACCTTTGAAACCTGCAGGGAATGCATCAGAAGGGGCATTATCTGCTAAGTTAATCATAATGTATTTTGATTTTAATGGGAAATTACCATCAGATGTACCAATCTTCAATCCAATATAACCTGTTAAAGAAGGGTCCATATTACATCTTGTCCAACTTTCTAATATTACTTGATTATCATCTGTATCATTAAAATCACGAACAACTATATCAAAATCACCTGTATTGATATTAATATTTTGAATAGTAATTTTAATTTGATAGTTTGCCGAATCACCGTCTGCAATTGGTATTACTTGGAATAAATCGTGAACAACACCACCTCTAACTTCAGAAACTACTGTAGGGGACATTGGTGTATCCCATTCATTTAAAAAGTCGTGAGTATCCGCGTTATCATCCAAATGTTGATAAATGTTCATATCCAACCCTCTAATCCATCCTTGTTGGAAAGCTACGTTAACTAAATTATCATAGATTTCATAAACATATAATGGGAAATTTTGATATGTTTTATCAAATGGTTGGTTACCTAAAACTTTAGGAGCATATTGTGTAATTGAATTATTCAATGAAATAACGAATGATGTTGCACCGTTAGTTCCACCTGTCACATTCAAAGTGAATTCTGCAAATGGATTAGATTCAATACCGTTACTCGAACTTGCACTTACTAATTCGTAAGCTGTAGAGCCAGCAACTTCTAAATCTAATGTATGAGTTGCGTCATAGTGACCTCTCGATCTTAATGCCAAAGCAACTACTCCATCGTAATTTTTATTAAGAGAAGCCGGATATTTGTATCTAACAACATCAAATGTGTTACCAGTGTGGTTGTAAACAAACAAATATGCATAAACACCATCAATTGTGCTATCTGTAGCACCTGTTTTATGGTAGAATATGTTATACCACTCTTTATTATTGTTATTATTAGCTGTGTAATTACCTGTTAATGGGCTGACTACTTCATCACCTGATTGTGAATTTACATCTGCACTTGGTATTAAACCAATTGTAAACCAATTACCATCATCACCTGATGTGTAACCACTAGTTGTGTTTAAAATATAATCGGTAATAGACATACCATTATAAGCTGTTTTACCCGAAAGTTCAACATATATAGCACTTGCTTGCTCGCGTGAAAGGGTTGTTGCTGAAAACGTAAAGTCTGCTTCACTAGGGGTTGCTTCTTTATTTACGTTTATACCTCCTAATGTTTTTATTGCGAATGTGTTATACGGTTTGTAACCTGTTAAACCTAAAACTCTGGTTACAAATAACTGATTTGATTCTTTCAAATATGAATTTGCTACATAAGGTAATTCATATGCAGGATTTCCATTTCCGTCTTTTGCAGGGTTAGTTGATCCGAATGTTGAGCTGAAACTATCCCAAGATTGTATTAAAATAGGTTCGAAAGCTGGACCCATCATAGTCTCACCCGCTAAACCTAATGTCGTTACTCCGACACTTTGAGCCACATACGTTAAATCTACCTCGGAAGTGTAAACACCGGGAGATACGAATACTTTTGATGCTGTTGCCATTGATTGTTATTAATTAAAAGTTTTTTTATTATTATTCATAAATATCTTTATTTTTATCAAAGATTTACGTATTTTCAATATAAAAGATATTTAACTATCTTTTTCTATCTACAGAATGGAAACAGAAATGAAAAATGTTAAAATAAGTAAAAAACATCACGAATTGATTAAGAACTATTGTGATGACAAAGGATTGAAAATATATAAGGTTATACAAAAATGGATTGAAGATAATTGTAAACCCAAAAAAAAGGATATATACGGAGAATAAACTAGTAAGAATAGTTTATTGTCA